AGTCCAACCCCGACCTCGATACCTCGGAGCGGATGGCAGCCATCTCCTCCGAGGAGGACCGGATGACCTTCACTAAGTACGTGAACGAGACTGCCGAACAGATGGACGCAGCGATTGAACAGTCTGGTATAGACAGGAACAATCCCGCGATCGTCGAGGCAGTCTCCATTTGGAACACGTCGAAAGACGACCCGAGTGCTGCTTTCAGCCTTCTCCGAGTGAACTCTCTGGTAAGCACCGCCATCGTGGAACACGAACGCACATCTTCCGAAAAGAAGGTGAAAGTGGCCCGCGAGGAAGGTGAAACCGAGGGACGCAAGCGCAGAGAACGAGCAGACGCGACTGATCTTGGTACTGTCCAGGGTTCTGGTGGGGGTCCAACCGACGCCGAGGTTTGGAAGAGATACGGCGACGGAGATCCCAGGATTACCCGCCAGGAGGCTGAGGCCGCTGGAAGGAACCTTGGTCTACGTGATTGAGAGGTAAGAAATGACTACAGGTAGCACAACCACAGGCGCATTAGCGGAGTCACTGGATGACATCCGCTCTGCGGCACGAATCGTCCGCGATCATGTTGGACAGATGGAGTCCACAGCGGACATGCAAACGCTTGGTGAGGGCATCGGCGCTTCGTGGCAGGAGATTTCCTACGACCAGCTCACGGCGCAGGATGTCACCGAGTCAACGGAGCTGGATAACCCGCAGCAGTTGGCGGACAACCTCCTGACTGTCACGCCGAGCATGATCCAGATCGAGACGTTCCTCACGGACAACCTCGTGGCGAAGATGAATCGGAAGGGGTTGGCCGAGACGGGCGGGCTCGCGATGAGCGCCATACGAAGGCGCAAGAACGCGGACGGCCTCGCGCTGTTCGCCTCTGCGGGGACGACCCTCGCGGGGGCAGGGACCACCCTGACCTCCGGGCACATCACCGCCGGGGTGTCGGGTGTCACGGATACTGGCTGACGCGAACGAGCCGCCCCCCGATGGAACCACGATGTACTTCGTGGCGCACGGCTACCAGCTCAAGGACCTAGAGGACGAACTCAACTCTGGAACGGGGACCTATCCCCTTCCGACCGGTCTGAGCGAGGATGTCTTCCGAAACGGACTTCGCGGGCAGGTTGGTGGTGCGCTCATCAAGGTCGATGGGAACATCCAGGTCATCACGGGCGATGACGTTCGAGGTGGGGTATTCTCAGGTGGGAAAGGTGGAGCGGTCGTCCGCGTTCAGGGAATGGCCCTGAAGGTGGAGACCTACCGACGCCCGATGCGCGGCGGCGGTGGAGACTCCGTCTTCATCCGTGACGACTACGCCTGGGGCGAACGCAGCGCAGGGAACTGGCTGTACGGTGTCCTGAGCGACGGGACCGCACCGACTTCCTAGCAGATCGGCAAACCTAAACGAACCGGCTGATGAACCGTCCTGAAACGTGTACTCGACTGATTCGAGTAGTAACAACTTTCAGAGACAAGGAGATGTAGAAAATGGCACAGAGCGAGCATGGCCGAATACACCTGTTCTACGACTTTTTCGGTGAGGACAACATCGCCAACACGGCGGAAACCAGATTGCTTGGACCATTCGTGGTCGGTGGTCAGGGAAACGCCGAGACCGACGCGGGAGTCCCCACTCTCAGTTCCGATGGACTGAGTGGGGCCGGTCAGATCACGACCACGAACGAGGTCGATCACACAACGCTGGTTGGTACGCCGATCGCGTTCGACGTGGCACTCATGGGCACCCTCGTTGCCGAGGCAAGGGTTCGGCTCAGTGATCTGGACACGAAGGAAGTCTTCTTCGGCTTCACCGACATCGACCCGAATACCCTTTCGATCCAGACGGACGTGATACATGGCGATACAGTCACGATCACGCTTACCGCGTCGGACATCTGCGGGTTCCTTCTCTCGGCTGAACTGACCGACGATGAAGACTGGCACATGGTCTACAAAGGCGGCACGACCACTGGCGAGACGACTTCCACGTCTATCGACGCCGATGATGATGCCGTAGCGGGTGAGTGGCAGGTTCTCCGACTGGAGATCGACAACAACGGCACGGCGCGATGGTACATCGACGGCGTGTTGAAGCAGACCGTCAAGGGAGCAGCGTCCACATCGGTCGATCTGGCACTCGCCCTCGCCGTTGAGGCGAAGACTGCTGCCATTGAGACGCTTGACGTGGACTACCTCTCGGTCAGGGCCAACCGGGACTGGACGGCTTAAGCAAACCCGAGGACGGGGAGGGGCCCAGGAGGTAAACGAATATGCCAGCAACGAGTACACGCCACAGTGGGTGGCAGTTCCGTCAGGCCGGAGGCCATCAGGGCAACTCCGACATCTCCGCCGTGTACGAGGGGACCGAGGTAACTCGGATGACCGGATCTGCCTACACGATCAACCTGAAGACCTTCATCGGCGCTTCGACCAATGAAAAAAACACCCTTGGCCTGACGATAGATCAGGGTACGAACGACGATGAAATCTTCTCCTTGAAATCATCGGACGTTACCCACGCCCGCGTCAGCATCGCTGAGACCGACACGTACTTCATGATCATGAAGGACAACGCAGGAGCCGGGGCTACCCGTCTCACCGCTATCTCAGAAGATACGGCAGACCGACCCGCGCTTTCCATTCATGCACACGGTATGCAGGCCGGTACAGACAAAAACTACACAGGGTTCGGCATGATTGACCTGCGTGTGTTAGAGCACACCGTTACAGACACCGTCGCTAACATCACGGCGAACGGAAACGTGTTTTCCGTATCGGCGTGGGTCGGCGACGCTGCGCGTGCTTTGTTCATCGTTGATGAAGACGGCGATCTCTTTGCCGATGCCGGTACATCTACAGATGCCGTAACGGTGTATGACGATATGCCTGACGCGATGATGGTAAGAGCATTGGACAAAGCCCGTTCTGACGTAGGGGGTCTTGGGTTCGTTCGGGGTCAGTGGGACGACTTCACGGATACTAACGAACAGGCTCTCGTGGAGACTGGCATCCTCGGAGCCCCGCTCGCAGAGGGAGGGCTCGTCAACGTCACACGGCTCCAGCAGCTTCACAACGGAGCTATCTGGCAGTTGTGGAGTGATGTGCTTGATGTTGCGAAGGCTCTTCCGGCAGCGGCACAGGAAAAACTCCCTGACCGGATCAAGGACAGGTTCCTAGCACTCAACGCTGGGTAGAAGCAAATAACCGGGGAGGGGTAGAGAATCCCCTCCCCATGCCATGCGAAAGCTGGCGAGGAGTAGAGATGTCAGTCCCACCAGATGAACTCACCACTGCTATGCAGGAACGCGCTCAATCTGCTCTCTCCTTCTACGGAGATAGAAGGAGTACGGGAGACGTGGCGAACCGAGAGCTTCGCGCACTCGTACTGAGACACGAATGCGAGATCAATCCTCCGAGCGATGCGGTGGCGGATCACAACATTCGAGCCGTGACGCTGACGGAATGGTTTCCGGGCGTTCCACGTCTTCAGTTGCTAGACCATGAGGTTGAGGCCGAGGAGGTGGAGAAGCCCAAACGGTCTTTCTTTAAAAGAAATAAGAAGGACAGTCAGGCGGAAGCCTCTTCCGTAGAGGAGCCGCAAACGGCCTCGTAGATGCCGGTAACGGGGCGGGGACAGCAGACCCGCCCCATGACTCGGAGGTATGCGTGGAACTGACGGTGAGTGAGCGTCTCATGCTCATACAGATGGCTCCTGAGAAGGCGGACATCTGGACGCTGAAGATGGTTCAGTCGTTCAGGGACGACCTTGGCTTCGACGAGGACGAGGCGAAAGCACTCGGCTTCAAGAGCGATGGTGGGAAGATCCAGTGGAGCGGTGATGCGCCGCAGGAGAAGGACATCCACGTTCCCGAGCCGGTTCAGAACCTCATCGCTGACGGCCTACGCGAGATGAATGAGAAAGCGATCCTCACGATGGAACACGTCTCTCTCTGGGACAAGTTCGTTGGTGATCTTGCCGAGATGAACCTCACCTCGGATGAGTGGGTCGAGCCGCACCGTGTCCAGACCGTCTATCTGGTCCGTGATGAAGAACTCGTGGAGTTCAAGAAGGATCTCGGCCCCACGCAAGGCTTCACGAGAGACGAGTTCGCGATCCAGTGCGGGTTCAAGAAAGACAACGATGCGTGGGAGTCCACCGACACGGTGGGCCGGGTGATGGAGCAGGCGGACGAGAACCGACAGTTCCAGAATATCCAGCGCGAGGAAGACCCTCCCGACTTCAGGATGATGTGGTGGGACGAGAACGAGCGGAGAAGGCTTGAGGCTGCACACCGCAGTCAATTCGGTGCAGTCCACAAGAAGGAGCGATAGATGGTACAGACAACTTCAGAGGTCCCGAACCCCCTACGTCCCGAGCAGGACGCCAACGCGATGGTCCAGGAGATGCTCCGTGACGCGGAGGTGGCTCCAGAGCCGGAGGTTGGGGATCGAGTCCTGGACGATGGCTCTGGAGACCTCCCCCCGACGATCATCGATCGCGTGGAATCTGCTGGGCATACGTGGCTCTACAACACCCGCTCAGGCTCGCCCGCTTCGGTGAACAACAACATGGTGCCGTCTCGCCTCTCTCAGACATGGCGTGATGATGGAAAGCCGATGTTCACGACTCGCGACCCTGGCTTCCGTCCCCATATCGGAGAGGAGA